ACATGTTCTTTCAAACAGGTAGTGTTATTGGTAGGAGTTTCACCTCAGAGGGTGATATGAATCCTGGCAAAGTACCAATTCAACAAATACAAAATGGAGCTGGTGGAAACAAAATACAAAGTTTGATTACAACTTACAATTATTATCTACAGATGATAAGAGATGTAACTGGGTTGAACGAAGCGAGAGATGGTAGTATGCCAGATAAAAACGCGTTAGTTGGTATACAGAAAATGGCAGCTGCTAATTCTAACACAGCTACAAGACATATATTACAATCAGCTATGTTTATAACAGCTGAAGTAGCTGAGTGCCTGTCATTACGTATTGCTGATATAGTTGAATACTCACCAACTAGAAATGCTTTTATTCAAGCTATAGGTGCTCACAATGTTGCTACGTTAGAGGAGTTAAAAGAATTACATCTTTATGATTTTGGCATCTTCATAGAACTGCTTCCAGATGAAGAAGAAAAAGCTTTATTAGAAAACAACATACAAGTAGCTTTAGCCCAAAAAACTTTAGATCTTGATGATGTTATTGATATTAGGGAAATTAGAAATATCAAACTAGCAAATCAACTACTAAAAGTTAAAAGAAGAAAAAAGATGGAAAGAGATCAAGCCGTGCAACAACAAAATATGCAGGCTCAATCTCAAGCTAATGCTCAGGCGCAACAAGCCGCCGCTCAAGCAGAGATACAAAAGAACCAATCTAAAACTCAATCCGAAGCTCAACTTGAACAAACTAAAAACGAATTAAAAATTCAATACTTAAAACAAGAGGCTCAAGTTAAAAAAGAATTAATGCAATTTGAATTTCAATTAAACTCTCAATTAAAAGGTGCTGAAAGAGAAAACAAAACCCAAGACGAGTCAATGAGAGAGGACAGAAAAGATCAAAGAGTTGATAGACAAGCTGCACATCAAAGAGATATGATAGAGCAGAGAAAACAAGGTGATTCACTTAAAAAGTTTGAGTCATCAGGTAATGATATACTAACAGGGGGAGCGAATATGGAGAAATTCGGTCTCTAATTTTTAATATTTTATAAAATTTTATTATGGCAGAAGAAACAAAAAAGGTTGAAGAACCTAAGGTTGAAGAACAAGAAAAACAACCTAGAAATAAAAAAGGTCAATTTAAAAAACAAGAACAATTAGACGAAAACATTATTAAAGTTGACTTAAGTAAAAAATCTACAGAAGAAAAAGTAGAGGAAAAAGTAGAACAACCAACTGAAGAACAAGTTGTTGTTGTGAACGAAGAACCCAAAGCTAAAGAAGAAGTTGTTGAAGAAAAAGTAGAAGAGCAACCAGCTCTTCAAGAGATTACAGATATTGAGGAAATTAAAGAAGAAATAGAAGAAGCTGTAATAGAAGCAAAAACAACAGGTAAACCTTTACCAGAGAAATTAGAAAAGCTAATGAGGTTCATGGAGGAAACAGGTGGTGATTTAAATGACTATGTAAGCTTAAACAGAGATATATCAAGTTTAGATAACTCAGAGGTTTTAGATGAGTATTATAAGAATACAAAACCTCACTTATCAGCTGAAGAAAGAAATTTTATATTAGAGGAACAGTTTAGTTATGATGAAGACGTTGATGAACCTAGAGATATAAAAAGAAAAAAAATAGCCCTCAAAGAGCAAGTTGCCGAGGCTAGAGCCTACCTAGACGGGCAAAAGTCTAAATACTATGAAGAGATCAAAGCTGGGTCAAAGTTGACCGAAGAACAACAAAAAGCTATTGAGTTCTTTAATAGATACAACAAAGAGAATGAAAAGCAGTTAAAACTAAATAAAGCAACTAAGAGCGCATTTCAACAAAAAACAAACAAAGTATTCAATGATAACTTCAAAGGTTTTGATTATCAAATTGGAGACAAAAAGTTTAGATTTAATGTTAAAGACGCTGATAAGATTAAAGAAACTCAAAGTGATCTCAATAATTTTGTCAACAAATTTGTTGGTGAAGATAAAACAACTATTGAGGATGCAGCGGGTTATCATAAATCTTTATTTACAGCTATGAACGCTGATGCTATTGCTAAGCACTTTTATGAGCAAGGTAAAGCAGACGCAATTAAAGGCCAAGTTGCTAAAGACAAAAACATTAATCTTGAACCTAGACAAACTCACGGAGAAGTGAATGTTGATGGAATTAAGGTTAAGGTTTTAGGTGAGTCTGCTAATGATTTCAAGTTTAAAATTAAAAAGAAAAATTAACTTAAAAATATATAAATTATGGCAATTTCAAATCCCGGTAATTTATTGAACAGTACTCCTGGACCAATCCAGCAAGCTACTGCTTCAAATTACCTAGATCTTTCAACCACTGCTGGTTGGGGGCAACAATACGTGCCAGACTTAATGGAAAAAGAAGCTGAAGTGTTCGGTCCACGAACAATTTCAGGTTTTTTATCTCAAGTCGGCGCGGAAGAGGCTATGACGGCTGATCAAGTCATCTGGTCTGAACAAGGTAGATTACATCTAGCTTACACTTGTACTGTAACAACTGTTGATGGTGGTAACGGTAGTCACAATGGTGGTTTAATAACAATTAACGACCATATTGACACTAACGCTGTCTACGCTACTGATTCGCATGGTGTTAGAGTTAATGACACTGTTATTATCGCTACTTCTCAAGCTGTTTTAAAATGCATAGTTGTTCACGTAAATGGTAGTGCTCTTAGTGTTGAGCCTTATACTGCGGCTGATTGTACTGCTCTTACTGCTACTACAGGAACATTATTAGTTTATGGTTCTGAGTTTGCAAAAGGAGATAACTACAAAGGCTCAGAAAGACGAGAAGCTAATGAGGCTAAGTTTAAAACTTACCAAAATAAACCAATCATATTAAAAGACTACTACGAAGTTAATGGTTCTGATGCGTCTAGAATTGGTTGGGTAGAGGTTTCTACTGAAGAAGGACAGTCTGGCTATTTATGGTATCTAAAAGCTGAATCTGATACTAGAGCTCGTTTTACTGATTACTTAGAAATGGCAATGTTAGAAGGTGAACTAGGTGCTGCTGGTGCTGATTCTGATATTGACGCTTACTTAGGGTCAGCTGACGATAAAGTTGGTACTCAAGGTTTATTCGCTGCTATTGAATCAAGAGGTAACGTTACGTCTGGTGTTACAGGTGTTAAT